TAAAAAGAAATATAATCACTCTCATACTCAACAGTACAAGAGGTCAAGACAATGGTTTAAAAGAGAGTCACCATATAAAGATATTATAAAGGTAATGCCTGGAGAAATATTTAAGTATAATTTTGCTACAAAAAAACTAATGAAGTCAAAAAACTTATGGGATATTCATTTAATGCAAACATTTTATCCGCAAGTTCCTAAAGATTTTGAAGAAAGATTAGTAAATAATATTAGAAAACTTGCACAAAGTAAACAAAAAACAGGATTATTTTTAAGTGGTGGATTAGATAGTACAATGGTTTTATCTGTAGTTAAAGATATGGATATAGACTTAGAAGTATTTACTTGTGCATATGGTCAAGAAAAAACTGAGTTTGACTTTCAAGGTATGAGAGACGAATCTAAAATGGCAATACAAACTTGCAAAGAATGGAATATACCTATTAATGTAGTAACTCTGCCTTATAATTATGTAGAACACTACGGTAGAATGTGGATGAATAATACTCATTTTGCATGGTCAGACCATAACAGAAGAGCTCCTCGATATGCCTTATGTCAGGCTGCTAAAGCTAAAGGATGTAAGGTTATACTTACAGGAGATAGTGCAGATGAGATGTTTGGTGGTTATACACATCATGATAAAAGATTAGACAAAAGTTATACAGATATGTCTATAAAAATTAATCCAGACATACCAAAATGTTATGGAGATGACTTTATAAACAATTCTTTATTTATAGATATGTTTTGTACTTCCGAACAAAATATATTAGCAACAGACCAAACTTGTGGAATGTTTGGCTTAGAGTCAAGACCTGTATTTCTTGGACAAAACTTTGTAAAATATGTATTTGCTATCGCTGGTAAATGGAAACTAGCACACAATGAAAAGTTTGGAAAACATTGGATGATTCAAAAATATCTTCTAAGAGAAGTTTGTGGACATAGATTGCCCGCTCATGTAAGAAATAGAAACTCAAAAATTGGATGGTCTAGTCCTTGGAATAATAATGTACCTAAATATAGTAATCCTTGGGTAGAACAAGATATATCACATATGCAGGAAATAGAAAAAGAATGATAGGATTTACTTGTGGAGCATTTGATTTGCTACACGCAGGACATATTGTAATGCTCAAAGAAGCGAAAGCTAATTGTGATTACTTAATAGTTGGGTTGCAGACTGACCCAAGCATTGATAGACAAGAGAAAAATCAACCTGTACAATCAGTCTATGAAAGATTTACACAATTAAGTGCGGTAAAGTATATAGATGAAATAATACCGTATGACACAGAACAAAGTTTAATCGACCTGTTACTATCAACTAAAATAGATGTTAGATTTGTAGGTGACGATTATAGAGAAAAATATTTTACAGGACAAGAACTAGATATACCTGTACATTACACAAATAGAAAACACTCTTTTTCTAGTAGAGGTTTAAGGAATAGGGTAAATGAAAGCAGTTCTAAGTAACAGAATATATTTAGAAGTAAATACAGAAACGCATAATAAAATCGAAAAGGAGTTGACTTATACACTAGCCCCTCGCATGCCGTCAGACCCACCTATCGTATTCAAAACAATACGATTTATTCGCGAGGGGTTGGTTTCTATACCTATCGGAAGAGAGGATTTAATCCCAGCCGATTACGAGATAATCGATAAGCGTGTAACATCGCCAGTCGAACATGAAAAGTTTAAGTTTGAATTACGACCAAGCCAGAAACGAGTACATGACGAGGTAAATGACAATGCTATAATTAACGCATGGGTAAGTTGGGGAAAGACATTTACAGGTTTAGCTATCGCAGCGAAGCTTGGTCAGAAAACATTAGTTGTTACCCACACAACTAACTTAAGAAATCAGTGGGAAAAAGAAGTACAAAAATGCTTTGGAATTGAACCAGGCAGGATAGGTAGTGGAGACTTCAAAATTGATGCTCCTATCGTGGTCGGGAATATTCAGAGTTTATACAGAAAAATGGACGACATAAAACAAGTTTTTGGAACTGTGATTTTAGATGAAATGCATCACGTTAGTAGTCCAACTTTTACACGAATAGTAGACGAAATGCCTGCTCGTTATAAGGTTGGTTTGACAGGAACATTGGAACGAAAAGATGGACGTCATGTGGTGTTTAGAGATTACTTTGGAAACAATGTATTTAAACCACCAAAAGAAAACTATCTTATACCTAGGATTGATATTGTTCAGTCTGATATAAGATTTTTAGATGGCGCTTATACTCCTTGGGCAGAACGCATAAATCATTTGGCAACAAATGAAGAATATGTCCATAGTGTGAGTATGATTGCTGCAAAATATGCTGCAGAAGGACATAAGGTATTAGTAGTATCAGATAGAGTCGCTTTTTTAAAAGCGTGTGCTATACTTTGTGGAGATAAAGCAGTACATATAACAGGAGATATGGGTTTTGAAGAAAGAGAAGATACTATGAATATGATTAAAAAAGATAAGAATATTCTATTTGGTACACAGTCAATTTTTTCGGAAGGCATATCATTAAATGAATTGAGTTGTTTAGTATTAGGTACACCAATAAATAATGAGCCTTTACTCACGCAGCTTATTGGTAGAGTAATACGAGATAAAAAAGGTAAACAACAACCTGTTGTTATCGATATTCATCTCAAAGGAAAGACAGCAGCTCGTCAAGCTAACGCTAGAATGGGCTACTACATAAAACAAGATTATGAGGTAAACATATTATGACCGAAGAAGGTGGAAGAAAAATAGAACTGAACATAGAAAAGATTAGGGAAATGAAACCTTATATTGCTACTCCAATGTATGGAGGTATGTGTACAGGACTGTATACTAAATGTTTGATGGATATGACAGCAGTATTTATGAATCATGGTGTACAATCACAGATTTATTATTTATTTAATGAATCCTTAGTTACTAGAGCTAGAAATTATTGTGTGGCAAACTTTTTAAAGTCAGACGCAACACATTTATTTTTTATTGATAGTGATATATCTTGGAAAGCAATGGATGTAATGTATATGTTACATTTAATTGCTGAAGCACAAGATACAGACGAACCTTTAAGAATATTTACAGGTTTGTACCCAAAGAAAACTATTGCTTGGGAAAAAGTTATGATGGCTGCGAAAAGCGGACTGTATGACGATGACCCATCAAGATTATCTTTGATTGCTGGAGATATGGTATTTAATCCAGACCATGAAGCTTATCCGAATGGACAAGCACCAGTATTTGAACCTGTAAAGGTTAGAGAAGCTGGAACTGGATTTATGATTATAGAAAGAAGTGTTTTTGAAGAATATGAAGAAGCATATCCTCAGTACAAGTACACTCCAGACCACCTTAGGGAAGGAGACTTTAAGCCAGGAGAACAAATCATGGCATACTTTGACTGTATAATCAACGAACAGAATAGATATTTGAGTGAAGATTATATGTTCTGTGAAAATGTAAGGAAAATAGGGATAGATGTTTGGTCACTACCCATGGTTGAACTATTACATACTGGAACTTACACATTCCAAGGCAACTTAGTGCAGATGGCTGCAGCAGATGTTCATGCAACTATAGACCCTGAATACGCTAAAAAACTTGCTGATGGGAAAAATCAAGAGCAGGTCAAAAATAGTTCTTGACAAGAACTCAGGAAAGTGTTATAATATATGTTACTATTTGACTGGAATAAGATAATGAGAATAAGCAAAGGGAATGTTGGTAACATCATTCAGATTCTTCGTATCATTACTTACAAGATTCAACCAAAAAATTACTACGATAAAACTTTTAAGTTTTACAAGTATAAGTTCGGCGGTTCTAGTTATATCTTAAACCCAAAAGATTTACTAGAACGCGGACGGGCATTTAGTGATAGAGAGGTTGTGGAGTATGCAGGTGTAGCATCATTCCGCAACTATCACGAATATGTTAATACAAAAGACACCACACTAGACTTTCTGATGTCACCGATATCGGAAGGAATTATAAATAATAACAGACTGCTTGAACTAAAAGATGGAAGGGTACACTTTATGTTTGAGGAGACAATGGAGAAATAAAATGGCAATTGGATTCAACCAAACCAAGGGCTCAGCCCAAAAAGAAAAAATCGAAACCTATAACTATGCAGGTAAAGAAGACCATCATGTAAGACTGATTGGTGACTTATTACCTAGATACGTCTATTGGATTAAAGGAGAAAATGGCAAAAACATTCCTATGGAGTGTTTATCATTTGATAGAGATTCTGAAACCTTTAACAACAAAGAACATGACCATGTTCGCGACTATTATCCAGACCTTAAATGTGGATGGTCTTATGCCGTTCAGTGTATAGACTACGCTGATAAAACTGTTAAAGTTCTTAATCTCAAAAGAAAATTGTTCGACCAAGTACTAGTAGCTATGGAAGAGTTGGGAGACCCAACTGATCCAGTTACAGGCTACGACATTCATTTCAAAAGAAAGAAGACTGGCCCACAAGTATTTAATGTCGAGTATCAATTACAAGTTCTTAAGTGTAAACCAAGAGAACTTGAGGACTGGGAGAAAGATTTAGTGACTAATATAAAGTCAATGGATGATGTTCTTACCAGACCAACTGCTGATGCGCAGTTAGAACTATTAAGAAGACTAAACGACCAAGGTAGTGAAACACCTAGCGAAGTCTCTGAGGAGTTTGATGTATCATGATAGGCGTTGGAGAGAAGTTCCCTGCCTTTACACTGCAGGGTGTAGACAAAGATAATAACTTTGTAGCCGTATCTGTCACAGAACAGTACGAACCTTTGAAAAAAGATTACACAGTTATATACTTCTATCCAAAAGATTTTACTTTCATATGCCCAACAGAAATTGCGGGAATGGATATGTTAGTAGAGGAAGCTAATGTTATTGGTATTAGTGGCGATAACGAGTTCTGTAAATTAGCTTGGAAACAAGATAATGAACTCATTGGAAATATACAACACTCTTTAGCGGCAGACTGCGGCTTAGGACTATCTTCTAAACTAGGAATAGTACATGAAGAAGCAGGAGTATGTTTTAGAGCTACTTATATTATTGACAGAAATGATATAATACAACATGTAAGTGTTAACGCACTTGACACAGGCAGAAATGCTCATGAAGTTCTTAGAACTTTACAAGCAATCAAAGCAGGTGGATTAACAGGGTGTGAATGGACACCTGGGGATGAACTATTAGGATGATTTTATTTACAGCAGACTGGCATATTAAACTAGGACAAAAGAATGTACCGACCGCGTGGGCGTGTTCCCGCTATGAGATGTTCTTTGAACAAGTACAGGAAGCTATAGATAAACATAATGTGACTCTTCACATCATAGGCGGGGACTTGTTTGATCGAGTCCCTTCCATGGATGAACTTACTTTATATTTTGATTTCGTATCAAGACAGAAAGTAAGAACAATTATCTATGACGGAAATCACGAAGCAACTAAAAAGAATCATACATTCTTTACTAATTTAATTCGTGCCACAAAAGATATTAACCCTCTAGTAGAAGTAGTAACAGAGACTTACTATGAGGACAATTGGTGTATTCTACCATATGCAGATTTGCATAAAAAGAAACAGATAGAAAACATTAAGGCAGATGTTTTATTTACTCATGTTCGTGGTGAGATACCACCTCATGTAGTACCAGAAGTAGATTTAGAAAGATTTGACAAGTTTGATGTCGTCTTTGCTGGAGACTTACATGCTCACGAGAATACTCAACGAAATATTGTGTACCCAGGAAGTCCAATGACAACATCTTTTCATAGAAATGAAGTCCAAACGGGTTATCTAATTATTGATGATAACTTTGATTGGACATGGCACAAGTTTGAGTTGCCACAACTTATTCGTAAGACTGTGGAAGACCCAAATGAAATGGAACAGACAGACTTCCATCACACTATCTATGAACTAACAGGAGATGTACAAGACTTAGCAAAAGTTAAAAACTCTGATTTACTTGACAAGAAAGTTGTAAAAAGAGAGATGGAAGCAACTCTTGACTTACAAGCAGATATGACAATGTCGGACGAACTAGCACTATACTTAAAAGAGATAATGGCGCTAGATGAAACAAAAATAAGAAATATTATGGGAGTTTTTAATGATTATTCTTCAGAAATTGAAATGGGATAATTGCTTTTCTTATGGGGAAGGCAACGAGTTAGACTTAGATAGTGCAACTCTAACACAATTAGTCGGTACAAACGGTGTAGGTAAATCTTCCATACCTTTAATATTGGAAGAAGTATTGTTCAATAAGAATAGTAAAAATGTAAAGAAAGCGGATATTGCAAATAGATATGTTAACAAGGGATATGATATTAGTCTTGACTTTTCTGTTGATACTGACGTATATAACATTACTGTCATACGGCGTAGCACACTCAAATGTAAGTTAACGAAAAATGGTGAGGACATAAGTTCTCACACGGCTTCTAACACTTACAAAACTTTGGGTGAGACTTTAGGCATTGACTTCAAGACTTTTTCACAGCTAGTATATCAAAATACAAATGCGTCTTTACAGTTCTTAACAGCGACAGACACAAATCGTAAAAAGTTTTTAATTGATTTATTAAAACTTGATAACTATGTTTCTTTATTTGAAATATTCAAAGAAGCTGTAAGGGTTTCTTCTAGTGATATTACAACTATCAATGCGAAAATTGCAACAATATCAAAATGGTTATCAGACAATATTCTCGAAAATAGTTCCATACTTCCAAAATTGGATTTACCATTTTACTCGGAAGATGATGAGAAAGCTTTGCGTTCTTTATTAATAGAACTCGAAAATATCTCTGAAAAGAATAAAAAGATATTAACTAATAATGAACTGAAGAAACAGTTAAATAATATCGATTTGCATGAATGGAAAAGAAGGTTGGCGGAAAACCCAGAAATTAACGATACTTCTAAGTATCTAACAGCTGTTGGAACTTGGAATAG